GAAATCTTACGCCAGTACGGCAGCGATGGCACAGCAGCTCAAGGATTGCTTCAAGCAAGGCCAAAACTGGAGAGAGATGGACGATGCGCACCGCGAGTCCCTCGATCTGATCGCCACCAAGATCGCCAGGATTTTGTCAGGCAACCCGAATGACAAAGACCATTGGGTCGATGTGGCAGGATACGCCAATCTTGTCGTTCGGTGGCTTACACCACCGGCTGACCCCTGAACCAAGCCGAGCCATTGATGACGCGGCAGAATTCCGGTTCGAGCAACATTCCGCTGTCTGCGAAATGTAGCACCACAAAGCCCTGTGACCAGTTTACAGGATTGTCCTCGGCGTAGGCGTACTTGTCGTTATCCGGGCCAAAGTCTGAAAGCGTGCCTGTTTCGATGCCCCATCGCAAGCCATTATAGTCGGCGAACATGGTGGCTTGCAGCCTATGCGTGTGGCCGGTGATAATAGTCTTGCCGCTCTTGAGAACGTTATTGTACCCACCATGCACGCCTTGATGGTTGCGGTGCTTGACAACCGTGTTGTCATTTAGCCAGATCGACCAGCAAAACTGCCAAGCCGGGAAATGATCCACGATGTCGAAGCCTTGGACCTTGATATAATCCGGCGCTGTCTGTGCCAAGCGCGAGGTGAACCGGCTATCATGGTTGCCAGCACACCAGATCAAATTAGCCCCCGGCGGTGCCACGCTCTCGATCTCGGAGTGGCGTTCCTTGACAGCCTCTAACTCATCAGCCACTGTCGGGAGCTGCGCCCAGCCTCCAGGCAGATGTCGGCTGATTCTTGCACCATCAAAACTATCGCCGTTCATGATGACCATCGACGGCTGTAATTCTTTGATGAGCTGGATCATTGCACCAAACGCTACAGACCGCTCTCCGGGCCAGAAATGGCCGTCTGATCCTATGATGATACAGCCGCGAGCGTTATCTTTTACGGCTCGGAATCCATGTTTTGGTACGGCGTTCTGTTTGCGCAGTAAAGATTGATGAGCATCAGTTTCGAGAACAATACCATGCGTTTTTTCCAGATTGACACGTCTAGAATAAACCGCGCGAAGACTCATCTTAAATTCTTCTGCAACTTTAGAAGGCGACTTATGCTTTGCCCAAGCGCATAAAAAATCTTCATCGCTTATTCTTTTATTAGCCATCACACATCCTCACGCCTGAATCCAATTCGCCAAAGCACATTTGCAATCTGTTTCCCAAGCAAGTCGATCTTCTCTTCCTCAACATCTGGCAAAACAATATGGCCCACCTCGTGTGATGCAACTTCAAGCAACGTGCGCTCATCCATGCGAGGATCAAGCTCGATCCTGTGTTCCTGTGTATAAGCCCAGCCCCAGGCAGTGGTGAGCTTTTTCCACTCGATTAAGATTGGCTTGATGCGTTTGCGGCGGATAAACATATTATTCACATCGTTTTTTGCGGTGATTCCACTTTCCGTTGCGCCGTTGGCACTCTCGCCAAGCCGCTTCTTTGGCTGGTGTCATACGTCTAATGATCACTGGCAACAATTCTTTGACAACTGCTGTCAGCATACCAAGCCAGAATGTCGGGCGTTGGGCAACGAGAAAGCCGCCAGCGCCGATCCCTAAAAGAAGAACGACGATGGCGGCAATTTCAATCCAGTTCACGCTGCCTTCTTGGCCCAGATCGACCAGCCCGCGGCAAATATGATACCGATTGCGCCGATGATCTCGTTCAAAGTTGCGGCATCGGCAACGCCCTTACCGGCAAGATAGCCTGCGCCACCAGCCAGAACAGCACGAACCACGCCCCAGATCATATCCTTCGTCATTTGAATCTCCTAAATGTAAGGTTTCTTTTTTGGAAGCTGCCAATGCGGGCCATCTGGAAAAGATTTCCAATCGCCGCCCCATTCGATAGGCACGTTCTCAGCTCGCGCGGCAGCTTTGATGAACGGCGCGAGCTTATGATAGAGCGGCCAATCCCATCGGATTCTGCCGTCCACCAACGGCACGACATCGGCAGCGTGGCCGGTGAGGTGTCGTGATTTGAGTGTTTTGCTGGCACCAGCAGCAACCAGCTGCTTCTGGCGTTCTAATGTCCGCAGACCTTCGATCACGGCGAACTCTACCTTGGTGATCTCAGCTGCCTTCTTGATGACGCGCACCAAGTCTGGATGTACACCTTTCAACTTTGCCAAAGAACCTAGCGAAAGTTTCACTTGATTATCCGCCATTCAATTCATGAAAATCATCTACTTCTATGCCATTGCCTACAGTAAATGCAACCCATTGACTAGCAGGAACAACTGCAACTGTTCCAGGGACAACACAGCGATCTTTGAATGCTACAACACCGACATAAAGAGTATTTTCTTGCTCAAATATACCAATCATCAATTTATCGGCCTCGACAAGAAATACTCCACGACTGGCACGATCTTTATTGATTATCCCAATGATGATTTGCAATGCTTCTTCGCTTGCGATCATCACAGTTGCATTTTTAGCTTCTACAGTCGAAAAAAACTCTTCTTCATCTGCAATCTGGCATTCATGGTCAGCAACATGTCCAGCCTGTACCGCTGATGAGGCAATGAGCAAAAATAGCAATGAAAGCACTTGCCTCATGTTATGTTCCTTTCGGTTATTTTCTTAACGCTTCCTCGATGCTGTCTAGCTTTGCCATGATCGCACGAGTTGTCTCGCGAATCTCTTTGATCTCTCTATCATGGGCTAATCTAGCAGTAGCAGTTTCGGCCTTGAGAACGGCAATGTCAGTGCTGTGATTTTGTTGTTCGCGGTAAATAAACCATACAAATGCAGCGACCGGAGCAACGATCCATTGCATAAGAGCATTCAGAAATTTCAAAGCATCGCCATCCATTTTCACTTACCTTTATGGCGATGACGCATATTCGCGGCGGCGAAAGAACCAAATTTGACCAGAATCTATACTTCCAAGATCAAAAGCAACTTTTACACGTGATATTTTTTGAATAGTAGCATCATATGGAAGATCATAAGAATATGAATCGCTATTATTTGCAAATATAATTCCTTTGGGCATATGAACTACTTTAGATACTCTTGGAATTGGAATTTCTAAATCCATTCCGAAAGAATTTATTGATGAAAATTGACCGCTAAATATAACTCTTCGATATACAGCATCAGTTTCAAAATATGAATAAAGACCTAACCTTACTTGACCACTATAATTACTTTCTAACATATGCCCAATTACTCGATATTCATATCCATCTTGAAAATCAGGACATACAACTTCAGCAACAACTCCACTGACGGCATAATCATAAATTAAACCTGTCTTGCCATCTCCAACTGTTACTTTATCGACAGGATGCCATCCAGCAAATACTACAGGAGCGCCGCTAGAAGTTTCAGCCATAGCAGATGGATTGTCGCGCAATGCGGTTACAGTCGAGCTTGATGGAATGCCACCAACTGCGACCGCTGCGTTGGATATTGTTGTCCATGTTGTCATTTACAGCCACCTATATGGTTGTTCAATTCCGCCTGAATCCTTGCCGTCATTATCAAGCCAACGCCAAGGTTGTGCAACACCATTTGCATCATTGCCACTATTATCCAGCCAAGTCCACAAGGTGCCACCTTTTTCGTTATCCTCTGCGGTGAAACGATAAGTCAGGCCATTCCTGGAGACTTCGGCACTAGTAATTAACCATTCTCCATCTCTAGCTGCTCCTGTGAAATCAACATCAAGATAATGCCTGATCGTGATAACAGAGCCAGTCCATATGTTTTCAATATCTTTTGATGATAGATCGAACTGAACTTCTCTGCGTACATCTGAAAACCTGTTTAGGTAAGTTTGAGCAAGTGTATTTGCCAAGGCTTGTGTTGAAACGAACCTGCAAAATAATTCCCTTACCTGTGGTTCTCCACCATATTGAATTTGTTTGTCTACGTCGATGTAGACGGAAACGCGAGAATAGTTTGTTTTTTCTGTGACGTTCGGAATCGGAGTCCGTTGCAAATAGTAAACATGCGTTTGTGAGGCACGCTCTTCCGGTTTTTCTTTGATGACAAAACTACCAGCAACAATTGCATCGTCATCTGTTAACAGTACTGGAGACGGTTCTGGCTTGACAGCTTTCATGATGATTTTTTGCACGCGCTCGTCCCACCAGACATTCGCGATAGCCTGGAGACAGACTTCACCAGCAAGTTCATCAATCTTGGT